CACCATTTCCGCCACCATTTCCGCCACCATTTCCGCCACCATTGACTTCTTCAGTGAATTCTACAGTACCTACTATATCATTAACGTAACCATGAGTAACATTTCCACCGAATGTTACCTCAAAAGGCATCTCTGTCCAAGATTCTCCACCTAAACTTTGAGGTATGACTGTACAAGAGTCATACATATCTGCTACATATAAACCAGGAACATCACTCTCTAAGAAACCGTAAATCAATATGCACTTAAATTGGCTGAATTTCTCCATTTGGTTATATCTAAAGTAATGCAACATTTTCTCACCTAGCTTACCAGCTGGTCCTGCAGTTAATCTATGTGGTTCGAAAGATTGACTAGGTTCAAATTTATTTACTGAACCATAGTTTCTACCATTTATATCTGTACCTGTTTCATTGTCCGCATTAAATTCTAATGTGGATTCAGAAATTTTGTACCCAACTACCATATACTCTGGAGTTGTTCCTTCATCAGAAACATCAATAGCACATGCCATAAATTTTCTTTTAATATCACCGGATCCTGTAAATCTTGCTATACTCATTATTTATTCCTCCTTATATATATCTATTATAGTATATCACATGAAGCTGTATTGAGTAAACACTGCTTTCATGGTTTTCCCAGTCTCCGAAAAATAATGCATTATCTGCAAACATTACTTCTTCATACTGGTCGTTAACAGTATCACTTATTTTTGGTGTTAATCCGTTATATTGACAATATTCAACCCATTGCTCAAAGTTCCAAGCAAAATCAGCAAATTCTTTTCTATAAAAATCATATCCACTTTTTCTCAAAAAGTAAATATTAAAGTTGGCTTGGCGTGCTGAGTATCCATTGTTTATTAAATCTTTACTACTACTTAGTAATTGACTACCAACATAATCAATGGCACTGTTATCTGGCATTCCTTCTTTAAACTTCTGTATACCTGGGTCACTAAAGTCAATATTATAATCTTCTAAGAAGGGACAGGTTTGTATGAACTCTATGATTGGTGTTATAATATCTTTCACTTTAAATTGTTCCATTATAATTCCTTCACCTTCCTTATTATCTCTTGTCTTAACATTTCATTATTGTCAGTCTTGTACCTTTCAGCCCACATTGGGCCTGCTAATCTATGAACACTGTTATTAAATTTCATATCCTTGCCATCTTTAGTCTTACCAAACCATATTGCTTTAGCGTATGGGGTAGACCAAGTTATCAACCCTGTTCCTGGCTTACTAGAAGCAATCCCACTTACCGTAAGTCTACCTTTATCAAGTGGTAGATAAGGTGTGATACCTTTTAAAATCATATTATCTAAATGAGTTTGTAATGGTCCACCTACTTTGAAAGCATTCTCATATTTCTCTAAGCCACTTAAATCAATATCTAATTTAATATTAATCATTAGCAAATCACCTCTATATGACTTAAATTACTTGAATTAGCATAATTCTTCTTTATAAATTTTGGCTTTTTATATTCATAATTGCTTTCAAACTCCCTAATAGCCTTAGGTAAGTCACTTGCCCCATACTTAGAAAAGTTAAAATTACATATTCCTTCAACTATATAACTAGTTTTTTTATCAGAACCAATTTTAATTGTCCAACCTACTCCCTTAAATAATTTCTCATCGACAAACTCACTGTCGTATGGTATATATAACTTGCAAGTGTTTAGTGGTAATATTCCTTGGCTCTTAAAGCTTAATTCCATATCATTTATCAATATGCAATCTTTAATCACTTTTCTCTTGTAAACATCATTATGTGGAGTGTATATAGTTATAGAAACCTTGTCAAATATATCTGTGTTCAAAGTTTACACCCCCCTATATAATGCTCCAGTATGTGTCAAATTTCTTTTAATTATATTTAAAACCTCTCTTTTGCTATCAATCATATCAATATTATACGATACACTTCTATCTGCAAATGATTCTGAACTTTTAATACCAATTTTCTCTACCATACTATAATGGTCAATAACTTCACATATAGTATACAATAATGCATCGTACTCACTAGTTCCCTCTTTAAATTTACTAACTTTATTTAAGGTATAAAATGAGACAGCTAATTCAGCCTTCTTATTGAGCCTATTGAAGTCATTGCGTGATGTAACACTCTTTCCACAATATACTTGTTCGTAATAATCATAGTCTACTAATCTTGTGTCATCACCTAGAGCACTTCTAATTTGTCTACTCATTAAATAACACCTCTTTTTAACATAAGGCTTACTTAGCAATCTTTGTGAAGTAAGTAAGCCTTGTGGTTTTACTTATTATCTTTTACAACTCTTTCAAGAAATTTATCATTATATTTTTTTAAGTTTGCTTCCATTTCTTTAGCTCTCTTTATAGTTACATCAATCTCTTGACCTTTTTTATACATCTCTTTAGTATACTTATCTCTAAAGTTTCTTAATACTATATATTTAGCCATATTATTATTATCCTCCCATATCTAAATTGTCAGCAATTAACCTTCAGGTGTTTCTGTTCCTTCACCATTTCCGTCACCATTTTCGTCAGGTGTTTCCTCTACCTTAACAACCTTAACAACAGCTGCCTTATTTTTATCAGGAATGAATTCTCCAGCCTTACCTGAACCTTGTAGTACAACACCATCAATATCATGTGCTTCAAATGTTCTTGCTGTATCTATCCCTGTGAAAGCTTTAGCAACATTTTCAACGTAAACGTAAGCGATATCTCCTTCAACTAGGTATGGTGAAGGAATTGGTTCAATATTAAATCCTTTAAACTTAACTACCTCATTCTCACTTATGTTTGCATCAGAGTTCTTTATTATTGTTGATAACGGATGGTCTATTATAGCGTTGTATAACTCACCAGATACTTTGGCAACCTTATTGCCAAAGGCACCAATATCTAAGAAGTGATTATACAAATCATTGAATAATTTAACAACTGTGTCTTCATTAATTTCTTCTATCTCAAATTCCTCTTCAGCTACACTTGATATAAATTGAGAATGTTTGATATTAAATAAATGAACTTTTTCTTCACCTTGTAAAACTATTCTATCTATGATTGCCTCTTCTAAGTCCTGATTAGTTGTATGTCTATCAATTCCTTCATGTATAGCCCAAGTCCAAGTGTATGGAACATCTATATCAGTGCTTATAACTTCTGTTCTAGGTCCAAATCTATTACTGTTGCTAGTACCTTCGCCAAAAGCAACATCGGCATCTGTGTCATAATCACGTATAATTACAGGTATATCACTAGTTTTAACTGTAAATGCAGTACTGGAATTACTTACTCCGTCAAGTGTCTCAATACCACCCCCAAAAAAATCTCTGAAATAACCTTGAACACCATAAATCTTTTCTAATGTTTCTTTAAATTCTTTTTGATAAATTCTCATTTTCATCTTCCTCCTTAATTATACTTTGCTAATTTTTTAGCCAATAAGCTTTTATCACTATTTCTTGTCCCTTTACCAGGGGTAGTTAAATTTCTAATACTTGATTCCTCAGTATGAAATAGATAATCATACTCCTTTTGAAGATTCTCTAAAACATTATCTATGCCCTCTAATTTACCATCTTTGTACTCAATTTCATCCATATTAATTAATGCCTTAACAGCCTTTAATGATTTTGCACCAGAATCTTTAAGTGTGTTGTCTAGTAAATTATTAAACTTAATGCTTTCAAGTTCTTTTGAGTGCATTTCTTTAATATTCGATAACTCATCTTCAAGTTGTTCTTTGCTATCTAATAGTGATTGATATACTTCAGGCTCAATTACTTCTTTCAATTTTAATTCCAACTCTCCAACCTTAGTCCTTAAATTGATATTATCTTCTTTTAATGTGGAGAATTGTTTCTTAACTTTTTCGATAGCCGCACCATTTAACTTAAACACTTCAGCTATCTGAGTTTCATCTAACCCTAATGCCTTTAACTGTTCTGTTTTCATATACAAACCTCCCTAAGCTTTTTAAGTCGTCGCTATGACTTTTTGGTTTCTATTATCATTATACCCACTATACTGCAATAATTTCACTTAATCACTAATCTTCGTCATTTTTATCATCATTATCAATATTACTATCATTATTATCAATGATATCTTCTTTTTCCTCAATTTTCTCATTTCTAACTTCAGGCTCATCACTAAAAAGTTTACCCATTCTTTTTCTAGCTTCATCCATAGTTATTCCATATCTTCTTGAAATGTAATATTCTGGCTTCAGTACGCCATCTTTTACTTCTTGATACATTAATGTTATATCGGACATTTCATCTATAACTATACTATCATCAAAGTAGAAAGTTGTCTCATAGTCTACTTCGCCAACTAAGCCAGCCTCTTGACCCATAATAACTAATACCTCTACCAATTCACTAAGAGCCTTCTTTAAAGATTTTTGCATATCTCTAACAGTGTTGAAACTTCTTTCTTTACCACTTCTTATCTCTTCTGCAGTTTTTTCAACGTTATCAACTTTAGATAGAGAACCATATGCTAAACCAGCACTAAATTCTATCATTCTTTTTATTTCTTCTAATCTAGCAAACATACTTCTATCCCTTATCTCTGGGCTAAACACATCTATCCTGCTCTCTTCATTTTCAAATAATATGAACAACTCTTTAATGTCGTCAATATCGTCACTCATCTCACTCATATCTCCCATAAATGGGACCATATTATTAGACAACATTATTCTTACTTTCTTTTTTTCATACTCCATATCAATATTAGCCCACTGTCTATCAGCATCTTCTAATAAATGACCTATCTTAGTAAACACGCTAACACCTAGTGGGGATTTTATATCTTTATTATTTGCATATGGTGTAGTTAAATAAACAAATAATGGCCTATTGACGTCTAAGATAGCTTCGCTTTCTAAGTGAGCCCATTCATCTATTAAAGTTAAGTCAACTTCTTGACCATACTCTTTACCACCTCTAGATCTAAATGCTTTATTTGTTACTACATAACGATTATCATCATCAAATCCATGGAATTCTAACCTAGTGAACTTATCTCTTCCCTGAGTTGTCTTGTATATGAAAACAGCACTAGTTACATTTCCAGCACCATCAAACTTTAATGGCACAAACTCGTCACCAGGAATAACCTCTGTATATATGAAGTCGTTTTCTATATAAGGCTTTAATGCTAATCCACCTTGAACTATGGTGAATTCCATAATTCTTCTCATATTGTCAACTACTGTTTGATACCATAAATTCACATCTTCAACACCTTTACCAGACACTGAACTCTCAAACTCTATTGTGGCTAATCTGGCTAAATCAGAAGCCACGAGTGCACCTACATTTAATGATTTCTTAACTTTGTCATTTAACCAAGAAGGGTTACCTTCATATATATTTATCCACTCATTAACCTGAGCCCTTTTGTCATATATACCAAATCCATTCTCAAAACTTGAACTTGTAATATTATCCACTTTTTTTCCCCTCCCTCTTCTAAAAAAGAAATTCAATATTTTATTTAGCATTTATCATCAACCTCCTATAGTTAGTCTCTATAGTATATTCAAATGCGTCAAGCGTATCTACATCTGTAGTTCCATTGTCTAGTCTCACTTCTTGACCTATTACTTTTTCATCCCATAATGATTGAGATAAAGCTTCTTTAGCTGACTGAGCGAGCTTGGTGTACCATAGTCTTCTTGTACCTATTAAACTACCAACTAATCTTATTCTATCGTTAACTCTAATTTTACGGCTACCTCTTATAACCCTATTACCTAAACCTCTATTTCTTAATTCTGACCTAAACCCTAATGGTAGAACTTGCTCAGCACTATCTGTGTAAATTACATTAACTCTTCCAAATGTATCTTCAACTTCTATTAAAAAGTCTGCAAATTTAGAAGATAACTCATTAGGTTCTATACCAGTCTCAATCCTTCTACTCATTAATATAATCACATCACTGAAGTCTGCAGTTATACCTGTTGCTACAAAAGCATGCTTTGAACCCGTACCGCCAAAGTCAACCCCTATAGCGATATATCCTAATTCAGGTATATCTTCTAAATCTATTTCGTAATCTTCATACTTAGCTGCAAAGTCTTTATATATAACTCCTTCAGCTCTCACCCATTCTCCAAGTATATATCTATCAAAGTATATGGTTCCTCTGTACTCATCCTCCAAGGCTTTCACAAAGTCAGGTGGATTGTATGGGTTATCGTAAAGAGTATATTTCTGATGATAAACATTATCACTATTATCTATAAATTCCTTAAACCAATGATTAGGGTCATCTGGGTTACAAGTACCATCAAACACACTGTCAGGCTTATCCATCCTACTGTGTATCATACTGAAAACTTCAGGGGACCAAGTTGCAACCTCGTCCCCATAAACATACTGGAATGAAGCACCCCTTAATATATCAACCCTACTTTTTTTATCTGCACCTAATGCGTACGCTCTTTTTCCAAATAGTTTCAAGGTATTATCACTAGATATATCTGATACATATTCAGTTCCATACATCTCTTGCATAGGCTCTATTATATTTCTCTGTATAGTACCTTTAGTATGACCTAGTATGACAATTAACCCACTCCCATCCCTTTCCATTACTCGCTTAGGTATTAAATAATAATCTAAAAATGTTTTACCAGATCTTGTGGCGCCTGACTTTATATTGTATCTCTTATTGTTACAATTAGCCCAAAACTCCCGTTGCTTATTGGTCATCTTCATTGATAATATCCTCCTCGTCCACCTGGGAATCTAAGCTAGCAATAAGTAGGTCAATTTTACTCAAGTCTCCACCAGATGCTAATCTATCAATTTCTGCTTTTAATTTCTCAATCTTAATACTAGTCTCCTCATTCTTAATATTAATGTCTTGCTCTATACTATGTTTCAACTTTAATAATGATGTTTTCTCTCCTTGCATCCTATTCAATACACTTTGCATATTAGTTAATGTATTATAATCATCTATTGCTATAGTTGCTAAACTTCTATGAGCCAGCTCTATCCTCTTATCAATAGACTCTATATCCTTATTTATGATATCTAGATTATCTTGCTTATTCTTTTCTTTACTCAATTGATACACCTCCTTATCCTAACAACTTCTCTTTCCTAACAACTTCTCTTCCATTGAATTAATTATCCTTGATATCTTAGCCCTTGATACACCCATAATAACTGCAATATCTTTTTTGGGATAACCTTGATATATTAATTCAACAACCCTTCTCTGTTCTTCATTTAAATCACTAGTGAACTCTGATAATATAAAATCCTCAACACCAATACCAAGGTAATCTTGATTACTTAAACAATCATTTCTCATTGTAGTAATCTTACTTCTCTTCTTAATTCTTTCAAACTCTCTTTTCATTTCCCTATTTGCTATTAAATAAAAAATGGTAGATAACTTTCCTCTACTAGGATCATGCTTAATTATAGCTAATATTAATGCCTCTGCTATAATACTATACCAATCTTCTCCACGTAAATTTTTGTCGCTAATAAATTTACCAATTAATCTCTCATTCTCTTCAAATATCTTTCTTTGCTCATCATTTAGTCTCATATTAAACCCCTCCATATTATATATTTTATCACTCACATCTTAATATCAAAATCACTCCAAATCTAGCACAAAGGCTTGCTAAACATCAATAATTAACTAAATTTTCTTTGGTATGCTTATTGCTTTTCCTTTGTCTTCTTCTTTGACTCCTTATCTTTTTTTACTTTCTCCTCATATTCAGTTATGCTATCAAAAGTTCTCTTTGCTTGCTGAGCGTGCTCCATCCTAAACATATCTAACAATTCTCCATTGTATAAATCTGCTAACATCTTCAAAGCATCTTTCTTAGCTCCTGGATACTTATGGTCAGGGGCGTATGCCATACTTTCAATCTCTTTTAATATCTTACTAGGCTCGATATTTAACTTTATATTCCTTAAATTATTCAGTAATATATAGTTAACATATGCCTTCACTTCCGGAACCTGTAATAACTTATAACCAGCTGTCAATGATGTACCTTCACTTGCATTCGGAAATGCTACCTTATATGCATATTTATGGTCCATTGTCTCTGCGTAAACTTCAGCGAACTTAAGCCAGCGCTTATTTCTTATTATAGGCATCTCTAATAATTTCTCTTCTAATAAATCATTTCTTTTATCTATCATGTCTTCAACCTCCATTAAATTATATATAGCAAGCCTCTATACTAATTGTTCTAAAAAAGTTCTGCTATTATCATTATACCTAAATTTAATGAATAATTTCACTTTTAACCTTCTAGTACGCCAAATGTTAACTTTTTTAACGATTTATAAGCAATATTGTCATTAAATCGGAAATATTTCAAACTCAATTTGAAAAATCCGCTCTATCTAGCAGACCTATCTCCCGTCTCTAAACCACTCTACCCCCTACCGCCTTACGCTCTTTTGGCCAGCCTAGCCTGCCCTTTCCGCCCGCCTAGCCTGCCCTCTTGGCCTTCCTTTGGGCCAGCTCCGCCCGCCCTTTTGGTCGGCTCCTAGCGCTCTTGGTCGGCTCCTAGCCCTCCTGATCCACCGGCTCTCCTAGCCCTCCTGGCTGGCCTGCTTGTTATATGGTCTGCTTATTATATGGTCTGCTTGTTATATAGTCTATATATTATATGGTCTACTTATTATATAGTCTATATATTATATGGTCTACTTATTATATAGTCTATATATTATATGGTCTATATATTATATGGTCTACTTATTATATAGTCTATATATTATATGGTCTACTTATTATATGGTCTACTTATTATATAGTCTATATATTATATGGTCT